GACTTGGGAGCCAGATTTCCTTGGGCATCTCGGGTACCCCTCCACGCATGACACAAACCGTATATGCCTGCTAAAACTAGGCAACTTGCGGTTATGTACTTAATGGAGCGATTCCTATTTGCTCTGACAATGCGCGTAAAACACTCACGCTCATCTGCCACCTTTGCGTACAACCGACGCTTCTCATTTTCCACTATTGAAACGAACATAAGTGGGCAAAATGGGAGCAAATAAAGGAAGTGGTAGTCAAGAAAACCCAAAAGAGACAACATGAAACACATGAAATACCTCAAATTGTACTCTGCCTGGATGCTTTTGGCCAGATTTCCGCGGTGCCACCACATCATGAACGCAGTCCCAAATCTCCAATCAATAAAACATTGGGGAGCATAGGAAGTCCACTTAGTGAACGGCGAGTTCTCGAGATTGCGAAGATGCATATACATGCTATCAACGGTATCAAGGAAACGTGGGTTAAGACTTTCGCGCAAATAGCGCAAAATCCGCGGATACACGAACCAAGAAAAAGCTGTCCGTGTGACATATCCAATCTGGGGAGTGTAGTCCGGGTTAAGGACGACAACATCATCCATAAGCTTCCACTTGGGCTGCGCACAAGGACAAACATCTGGCCAAGCCATTCCACAGTCCGGGCACATAAATGTGCGATCTGCGATATCAGTCGAGGAATCGACGATCAACTTTTGCTTCGCAAAATAATCGTTGGAATCCTGTTTGATGTAACGCAACAACTCGGGGAGAGTGGCATGTGTCATCTTCTTGCCTTCGTGCTCAACAAGCTCGAACTTGTAAGTGTCGTCAGCACCACCAGTACCTGCAACAACATGGACTTTCTCAACTTTGAGATGCCACAAATCAGGGCACCTCCAATGAGTCGTAGTCCGGGAAAACAACCAGGGACAGTGTTCAAACACTAAATCAGTGCTCAACATCCAGAATCTCATGAACTTGGGTTTGGGCCTAACAGTAATCACTAACCTATCACGGGTCATGACCGCTGCTGGAAACGTAGCATAAGCAAATGCGCCACCGTCCTTCTTGTTACGCGTCTCCGCGTAAACCATAGGATCTAGTGTAACGGCGCCTTTCTGCGAAAGTTCTGCCATGTTTGCGTATGCCTTGATGTTGTTAACCATTTGGAATTTCAACTGACAAGGCGCACGCTCCACATACTCAGGTTTGATACAGCCAACATCGTCAACAATCACTCCATTGATATATGAGCGATAGTTAGACAAATACTTGTCTGCTTCTGGGTTGACAACA